CACACGTAGGGCGGCGGCCATCCGATCAGCCGGCGCTTGGCGGCCCAATTGAAGGCGGATCGAAGCCGGGTTAATTCCGTCCATACGGTCCCGGCCTGAACCCCCTCAGAAAGCCGCGAGGCTGCGTAGGAGCGGCAAAGTTCGGCGGTGACGTATTCAGGGGCCAGATCGGCAAACGTGGCCTTCAAAGCCTTCCAATTCCAATCGAAAGCAGCAACCTGCTTGCCATCGGCCGCCCGGTCCTTCCGGTAAGCCGTCCATATCCCGCCTACGGTTGCCCCGCTGTCGGTTGCGACCTGCCTTGCCGCTTGATGTGCGAACGTATCGAGTCGCCTACGCGCCTCGTTTTCGCTGCCCGCTTTGCCGAGTCTGACGCGGTGCTTGCCTTCGGCGTCTCGCCATGTGGCGACGGCCTGATCTCCGAGACTTCCAAGCCGGTAGATTCCGACCCGGTAGGGCTTCCACCGCTTTCCCATGTTGCCACTACCCCCGCCGCGATTCTCAGCAGAGTGCCGCCCGCGCGGAAGGTAGGCAACTCCCCCCGGTTAATCAGGTTGTATATGTGCTTCTCAGAACACCCCCAACGCTCGGCAAGCTGTCGGACTGAGTAAGGGCGGTCGCTCATGACTGCCCCCCGTGATGCGGTATCGTGATCGTCACCTTGCACTTGCTGCAGATCGCAACGTCTTCAGACGATCCCGGAATGATCTTCCCCTCGTGATTGCAGAGCGGAGCCATTCGCAGAACCGCAATAGAAACCGCGCCAAGCGTTGCGCCTGCCGCCATCCATAGAAGCTCGATCATCGCCACCCCCTCAGCTTCACACCGTCATGCCGGTTGCCCATGCGCTTGCCGTGCGCAACGGTCTTGGTATCCTCTGCCGCCTTGCCGTCCTTCCCTGCATCGCAGTCGATGCAGATCGGCCAAAGGTTATCGGGAACTTCTTTTCCGCCCTCTGCGTGCCTGACAATGTGATCCGCGCGCCAGTGGCTCGGCTTGGTTGCGACCAGATCAATCGTGGAGCCGCACACGTGACAGGTGAGGCATTTCCTGCCGAGCAGGTTGAACCATGCGTGAGTGTCTACGCAGATGCGGCGGGCCTTGGCGCTGTTGCGGTTCATGCCACCCTCTCCGGCGGCAGGTTGAGCGCTTCGTTCAGCTCTGCAATTCGCAGCGCTGGCACTTGTGCTTTGACTTCTGGCGCCGGAATGAACGCCTTGATCTCTGGCCACACGTCTAATAGCCGCGAAACGGACTGGACAGAGTATAAGATTGATTCCGCTTGTGAGCGATATTTGGCGCGCTCCTGCTCTATGTCTTTCAGCGCATTACGAATTTCCATGTGCTTTACTGAAAAAGCGTGATCTGCGGCGTAAGTCTTGATTACTTTACCGTGAGCAATCTGTGATTCATATGGGAATGTTCGCTTCTGCGTCATGCGCAGCAAATCTTGCAAGCCTCCGAACGAAACATAAAAACCATTATTAGTTGGCAGCCATCCTTGAGGCAGGCTGGCCATCAATCGGCGTTTCTTTGTATCGTATATATCGCAATACACCTCATCGCCAAACTTGCTAAATTGTTTCATCATATCGTCTTGTGGCTTGTTAAATTTGTGAGCGATAATCGCGCCACAGATCGTGTCTCGCATAGTGTTTGTAAGCTTCATAACGGCACCTGCGCTAGAATTTCAACTTTGCCCGCCTTACGCTGCGAAATCGGCGGCATGATCTTGGCAACCTTCAAATCAGTTTCCGCTTCGATCACATCGTGCACAGCATCGAACAACGCGCAGGCGTCACGATGGGGAAGCGTATCGAAGTCGATAGACTTGCTCTGGATGATGTAGAACAGCGTATCCGCCGCACTCGTGAAGTGGATCGGATCGGCCATCGCCAGTTCCGCCGAGACCGCCGCGATTGCCTGCTGCGTGGTCATGTGTTGCGTTTCGATTGTCTTTATGTTGGCGTATCCAGCTTTCGCTTGGAGCCATTTGCGAAGGTGTTCTTCCGTCGCGGGTTTGAAGCGGTGATCCTCCGGCCAGTGCGAGAACGTGGCCTTAATCATCGCAAAATAGCGGCGGTGCTGCGGAACAGAGCGCGGCTTAGCTTTAGGCTTCTGTTCAATGTCGCAACCGCAGTGTGGGCAATTGCTCATCTCTCCGCCTCCTTATTGGGGCCAGCACCCCGCCCGATGCTGGCCCCCGTGCTCCCGCCTGCACTCAAAACCGCTCTGCGTATTCTTTCCCGGTCGCCAATCCGAAGGCGGCCTTTCAACAAAACGCAGATGTCCTCCCAGCCCTTGCCGCTGCTCACGTGGATCGCTACAACCGCGTCTTCCAAGTCATCATCGAGCGGTGAGGCTGGAACCGGCATCGTTGTCACTCCGCTGCCAATGGCGCTTTTACTGATTAGCAGACGTGGACTTGTCGTTTGGGCAGTCCACCACTGGCTCGCCATCCGTGAGTGCGATCCGACCGCAGCCGAAGTGCCACGCACCCCAACCGTCCGTGTAACCAGCAGCGCCGCAACCATCGCATTTACTGCGAATTTCAGGCTTTCCGTCTAATCCGTAGCCAACACCGGCAGCGGCTCGCGCCTTTGCGCACTCGCGCCTCGTCAATGCTTTTTCCATCGCGATCTCCCACCACTGACCAATGTCCGCTAATCCCCTTGACCTTCCGTTTCTCGTCACTCCGCTGCAATGGGAGTTGAGGCGTCAAACCTGACGCGCTCTAAGCTCATCCATTTTCGTCGTGTATTCATCGCGGATCATCGAGCGCCAGCTGTCCGGCATTTCCTCGACCTCATCCGCCCGCGTCTCCCCGATATGCTTCAGCATTTCCGGGTTGATTGCCGATCTGATCTCTTGAATGATCTCGTTGGCCAACGTGCCCTTGCCGTCTTTCTTGGCTTGCGAAGCCGACACGCGCTTTGGACGCAGTTCGCTTTCCTGCCCGCTGGCTGCCGCTCCGTCGTCGTCAACCTCGGGGATGCCGAGCGCAGCTTTTAGCGTGTAGCGTCGGCCGTAAGTCATCGCAGAGCCGATGCCTTGAGCATCCGCCTTCACGAGCGGGATAGGCATTGAGACCTGCATGTATTCGCTGGACTCGGCGTGCTCAATCCGCGTGTAGACCTTAAGCGTCTGCGTTTTGTCTCCGACAACTTCACCGGCCCATTGCGTGAGCACCAGCCCAGCCGTCGTCATCGGTTCTGACACGGCTTCAAGAACGCTTTCCAGCGTCGCGTATGTGTTCTTGGCGAACGGGTTCTGCCGGTTACGAACCGCGCCCTTCATCACGTCAGCCTGCGCCTTCAGGCGTGCCGTCATGAGTGCTTTGCGCTGCGGCGAAAACTCAATGCTGGTCGAAATGATCGCGCGGACTGGCGCTTGATCTTCTGTTGTGACGATTGTTCCGATCATGACTTGCCCCCTGCAAATATCCGCCACACGCGGCCCGGTTTCTTCTCAATCAGTTGAGCCGCATCCTGATGTAAAATGCTCGGCAACGGCTCGTTGTCATGCGTGCGAAGCTCTGGCCTCGGTATAATGCCAGCCTCGACATCCAGAGTGCTCAACGTGGTCTTGATCCACGATGCGAGATCAGCGGCGGTTGAGAAAAACGCCATGGTCTGGCCGTCAAATTTCACTGCCCAGCCGTGGCCTGTTGCTGCGCGTTCAATCTCGATGACATCATTCGGTGGAGGCGCAAGGTCAAATTCGTCTGACATCATCCCCTCCCGATCGCCCAATTGATCAGTTGTTCCCCAAGGATCATCGCAACACCAAGTGCAACAAAGATCGCTCCAACGTCTGATATGAAATTCATTGGCACCATCCCCTCTGATCACACTTGATCGGATGTCCTCTTGGCTCTGCTGGTGATGCGTAAACGATCACCAGCAGCACGAACCAACCGACAAGAATACCACCCGCTATCGCCCCAGCACGGTCCATCGCCCACCTGCCCCACGCTTCAACATTTCGGCACGCTGCAACATCGCTTTGTGCTCCGGGTCCTCTTTGTCTACGACGACGGTCTGCTTTTGACGTGCCGCCTGGGCATTCTTCCAACCGCGTCGCCAGTGCATCGAGTTGGTCGATATGTACGGATGACCTCGCTCAAATGCGTCTTTCCCTCTGGCCTCTAGTTCCTGAATTGCCGACTTGCTGATGAACTCAAAACGTCGCCGCATTTTTCACCTACTCGCGTGGTACAGAATTGAATTGCCGAGGACGGCGCAATTGATTGGCCTCAGAGCGCAAAGAAACGGCCGCCAACCAACCCCGCATTGCACCTTCGATGCTCTCGGGATGCCTCGGCTCACCCTGGGATGCAGGCAGCCGTTATTCAGTAGGTGCCGGGTCAACGATGCTTCCCCCGCAGCAAGCATCGTCACGCGCGACCCGGCACCATTTCACGCGGCGTACTTTCCGCCGCTGAAACCAACGCCCATCACAGGGCAGGAATGTTGGTATCTGTCACCACGAAACCCTGCTTCGTCACGGATGCGGTCGCCGTCAGTTTCCATCAACTGTTTGCACGTTTCCCAGATGGGACCGGCAGACACGACCGTCTTGCGGTCGCTGTTGTGGTGATGAAGCGAAACCCGATGCAGGTCCCCGCATTCGTCAAGATGAAACGTGACCGGAATGTCTGGGCAGTAGGCGACAAGAACGCCGTTATCGACAATCGGCTGTTCGATGCACTCGGTGTGATCGTAAATCATGGGGTGCGCACCATATGCGGGAGATCACCAGACGCGATGGCTTGAGCCACGATTTCGTCGCGCATGCCCCACTGATTTTGAATCGCGTCATTGAGGCATTCAAATAGCCAGTCACCCTCACACGAGACGTAGCGCTGCTTTTTATCGCGCGGGTTTATCAGCGTGCATTTGTGCAGCTCTAGCTGGGCCGGTTTACCGGGATCTGCGCTCGATGATGCAAACGCGGACCGATAATAAAACTCGATGTTAACCGGCACCTTGGTATCAAAGCACTCGAAGTCTAGGGTCGCTCTACACTTGGTCATGGTGCACCCTTAGACTTTGACCGCTCCACGAGCATCGCGTCGGCGATGGTGTAGGCATGCCCGGCGACATGCACATAGCTGTGTTTGTCTAAAAGGCTTGGCAGTACGGCCGCCGCGAAATAGTCCCGGAGAGATAGGCCAAAATACGTTACAAGCGTTTCTTTGCTTTCGTCCTCCCACAAGGAGGGCACGAATTTATGCACGGGGAACGCCGGTCCGCCGTTGTCCATGCTCATACCCCGCGCTCCCCGACCTTCGTGATAAGCGCTGCGATCTCTGCGTCGTCCTTGGCAGACAGGACGGATATTCTTGCCTGCTCTAGCCAGTGCTGGACTCTCACCACGTCCATGTGCGTGAGGTTCACGCGGGCCGGTGGAGAAGGGGCCGTCAGTGGCGGCCGCCGTTTCGCCCACACAATAAGCTGTTCCGCTGGTGTCATTGTCCGCATCCCCTCAATAGGTTTCACAGAACGGATATTCAGCGTGCTTCCACACGCACCCTGGAATTTCCTCGGAAGGTTCCGCGGGACCAACCGCAAGCGCTGTCGTGCTTTTTCCGAGTTCGCCCATGCCCCACTTGCGACACTGATCGTCGTCGCAAACGTACAGGTACGTTGGAGCAATCCGGTCGTACTTCATGCGGCGGTCGCAGCAATCGCAGGTGTCCATAATCCGCATCCCCTCTGAATTGAGACACCGGGCGACCTCGGTACGGGTCATTGAGCGTCAGGGTGGAGTGTGCCGTGGCCGCCCGGTGATGTGCGTACACTAAATCTACGTTGCATCAGCCGTCAAGCGAAAACGTAAAAAAAAATTACGGATCGTTGTCAGCGATCCGTAACCCGTTGCGTTCGTTGATTTCGTCTACGCTGCCGTCTGTCCCGACGCTGGGGAAAACCCCCGCGCCCCGCCTTGCGCCGCCAAGGGCAACAGTTCGTTAGGGGTAATCTTGAGAAGCTCGCAGATGCGCGTCAGCGTCTCAAAATCGGGCTCGGCCTCGGCTCGCTCCCAATGGCGATAGGTATGCGGCTCGATCCCAAGGGCTCCCGCAAACTGCTGGGCGCTCTTGTATCCGGCCTCGGCTCTGGCGGACTTGAGCCGCTTCGCGAAGGTCTTCATGATCTGATCGTACCTGCTCGTCATGGGCGGACTTTCGCAGTCCGCCGGGTTGTGCACACGTCAATATGGTTTCCCGATGGGCCACCATTGACCGTACACCTAATCTACCGTAGAGTGCTTGTACGTTCAAGTACGGGTGTGAATTATCCCCCGTCGTGTCCCCGTTAGTGCGCGTCAGCAGGAGAGATCAGCAGGGCAGAGCCCGCAGTAGCGTGCGGGAAGAGCCAGCCACCCTCTGCTCGTAAAGCGTGGCATGGGGTTCGACACCCAAGTGAGCGCCGGGATGCGCCCCGGCCTGCCCTGCTGATCTCTCCGTTCCAGTGCGTCCCCGTTCCGTAGCGTCACGTGCGTAGGCTGCTCATCGGCATCGGTGGGCGCGCGAGGTCGGCTGTTCGCACCCCTGCCATAGCCAACCTGCTCCCAACACGCGCGCCCTCCGCTGTCGGTGTCCGCACCATTGGCAGCACTACCGCCTAGGCCGGTCTCTTCTTCCGAGTGGAGACCGGCCGACGCCGGAAACGATGAAGGCCCCCAGCGGTAACTGGAGGCCCCCTTGGTTGGGTCGGTAGTAGCCGAAGCTCAACCGTAAAACGCGGCCATGGAGGTGGCCCGACATGGAAAGCAATCTAGCACCTGCTGCTTCGCGCGGCAACGCCGCAACAGAGCAAGCGAAAAATGAACTGTGCATCGTGCTGCGTTGCTACCGGATCAGAGGCACACTGATGGACGCTCTTGCGATGGCTACCAATGGAGCCGGTTACGTCCGGCAAGGCCGTGATCTCGTCCTCGTGTGCTCAGAGGCTTTCGAGCAAGGGGAGCTGTCATGAGCGACCTTGAAGACCTCGAAGCCTACGTTTCAGAACCGACCGAGATCACCACTCGGAAACAGGCTGCAGCCCGCAGAAATCTTGCCAAGGCAGCGAAAACCGCATCCGCCCGCGTAACGGCATCTGCCCGTAAACGCGCTTGGCTTTGCGAGAGCAAGCGCAACGTGCCGTCACTGCCGAGATTTAGCTTCGACCCCTAAAGAAAAACCGCTGGAGCGGCCAAGCCCCAGCGGTCGAAATGAGTGCTAACCCCTGTCAAGGTTGCGAGGTTGAATATGCAGAAAGTAAGCGGCAAAAGCAAGGCTATTGTGCACAAGGGCGGATGGTTCCGCATGTACGCGGACATCCTCAACGATCCCAAGGTGCAACTTCTCCCCGACCGCCTGTTCAAGTTTTGGGTGAACTGCCTTGCTCTCACATCCGAGCGCCGGGGCTATCTCCCCAACGCCCGCGAAATCTCGTTTCGCCTGCACTTGTCTTTGACCGAGGTCGAAGACGATCTAGCCTGCCTCATGTCGCACGGTCTTATTGATGCGGAAAAGGTCGCTGGAAAGACCGTGTTGCAGCCGCATAACTGGTTCGATTGGCAGCCCGCACCAGACCCGTCCAAGCATCGCATGCGACGCCTTCGCGAGCGTCGGAAATCCACAGGCGAGGAAGCTGGTGACGGTGGTGTGACGGAGGGTGTGACGCGTCACGTGACGGAAAGTGCGTATTCTACATCTACATCTACTGTTGTACCAGATAACCTATCCATCCAGGAGAAGGTTAGCACTACAGTAGAGGGTATGTATGCACGTGAGGTGGTGCGATGACACCGGCAACCTCACTGAAACCGCTCCGCCCTCACCAGCAACGTGCCATCGACGGGCTCAAGCAATCCATCGTGGATGGCCATCGCCGCCCGATGCTCCAGGCACCGACCGGGGCAGGCAAGACCGTCATCGCAGCCCACATCGTCGCCGGGGCTCGTGCGAAGGGCAAGCGCCTCGCCTTCTGCGTCCCATCGATCGGCCTCATCGACCAGACGTTCGAACGGTTTGTCGAGAACGGAATCGACCCGGCCGAGATGGGCGTGATCCAGGGCAACCACCCGTGGAAGCGTCCCGGCGCACCGATCCAGATCGCCACCGCTCAATCGCTGGCTCGCCGTGATCGGCCCGACGTGGACCTGATCGTCATCGACGAAGCCCACGTCATGCACAAGGTCTATCAGACCTGGATGGACGAGCAGCCCGAGCGGCTGTTCATCGGATTGTCGGCAACGCCATGGGCCAAGGGCCTCGGCAAACGCTTCGACGACCTGATCAAGCCGACCTCGACGCAAGAACTGATCGACCTCGGCATGCTGTCGAAGTTCCGCGTGTTCGCCCCCAGCCATCCCGATTTGTCCGGCGTCCGCACCGTTGCCGGTGACTACCACGAGGGCGATCTGGCCGAGGCGATGTCCAAGGCGCATCTCGTGGCCGACGTTGTGACGCAATGGCTGGCCCGCGGCGAGAACCGCCCAACGCTATGCTTCGCTGTCAACCGCGCCCACGCCCAACTGCTTGCGATGCAGTTCACCGAGGCGGGTGTGCCGACTGCCTACGTTGATGCCGAGACGCCGCGCGAGGAACGCGACCAAATCGGCAAGCGGCTGGCATCCGGTGACGTGAAGGTGGTTTGCAACATTGGCTGCCTCACGACCGGCATCGACTGGGATGTGCGCTGCCTGATCCTGGCCCGCCCGACGAAATCCGAGATGCTGTTCGTGCAGATCGTCGGCCGTGCGCTGCGCACTGCAGACGGCAAGGACCACGCGATCATCCTTGACCATTCCGACACGCATCTGCGCCTCGGCATGGTGACGGACATCGACTTTGACGTTCTGGACGACGGCAAGCCGAAGTCAGCAGCGGATCGCAAGGCCAAGGAAAAGCGCTTGCCGATGCCGCGTGAGTGCAATTCGTGCGCGGCTCTGGTTCCAGCGCTGATGCGTGAATGCCCATGCTGCGGAACGGTGCAGCCGCCACGTCACGGGGTCACTGTTGGTGATGGCGACCTTGCCGAGTTCGGCGCGCGCAAGAGCGGCAAGACGCAGACGGTGCGCGAACAGATTGCGGCTCAAGGCAAGCGTGCCGTCTACATGCAATTGCTCTGGATCTGCGAGGGAAAGGGCCGGGCCATCGGATGGGCAGGTCACACCTACAAGGAAATTTTCGGCGCGTGGCCGCAAGGGCTGTCCAAGCAAGCGATAGCCGAGCCGACACCGATATTGAAATCGTGGCTTCGTTCCCGTGACATTGCGTTTGCCAAGGCCCGTCGGAACGGGGAGGCGCGCTATGCGGTTTGAGCGCATCCAAGACAAGGCCATTGGCCGCTGGCGCACGTTGCTGCCGTTCCTCGGCGTTGATGAGCGGTTCTTGTCATCAAAGCACGGCCCCTGCCCGATCTGCGGAGGCACTGATCGCTTCCGCTGGGACGACAAGGCAGGCAGCGGTTCGTTCTACTGCAACCACTGCGGCGCTGGCTCTGGCGTCGATCTTGTGATGAAGGTCAACGGCTGCACGTTCATCGAGGCTAAGAAGCTCATCGAGCAGCACTTACCGAGTGCGGTGGTGCAGGTGCCCAAGGCCCGACGCGAAACGAGCATCGACACGCTGGCCGCGATCTGGAACCGAGCACAGAAGCTCACCGGCAGCGATCCGGCATCGTGGTATCTCTCGCGCCGTGGATTGCCCATTGACTCGCCCTCGCTGCGCTGGCTGCCCAAGTTCACCTACGTGCACGACGACAAGAGCAAGACCGAACACCCGGCCATGCTGGCGATGTTCGTCGGGCCTGATCGGTCGGCGCACACGATCCAATACACCTACCTGGATGGATCAGGGCGGAAGGCGGAAGTGCCCAAGCCTCGCAAGCTGGCTCCCGCAAAAATCCCGGCCGGTGGTGCTGTCCGTCTTGCGCCATCCGCTGAGACGATGGGGATTGCCGAGGGCGTCGAGACGGCGCTTGCCGCTGCCAAGATGTTCGACATTCCCGTGTGGTCGGCATTGTCGGCCGGTGGCCTGATGAAGTGGCAACCGCCTGTCACTGCGAAGCACATCATCGTGTTCGGGGACAACGACAGATCGGCAACGGGTCAGGTCGCGGCGTGGAACCTTGCGCATCGGCTGATTACGGAAGGGCTGAGCGCAGAGGTTCGCATTCCCGATACGGTCGATACCGATTGGAACGACGTTCTGACATCGGAGGCCGCATGAAACCCCTCCACAAGCGTGTGCCTCACGACATGATTTCAGAATACGTCGCCAAAGGCTGGACCATCTGGAAGCGTGAAGGCCGAACAGTCCTGCTCCGATGGGACAAGGCGGGGGCTCCACAATGACCTACCTCCGCTACGTCACCTTCGACGACGTTCCTTCCTACGAGGCCAAGGGCTGGCGTGTTCATTCCATGCTCGGTGGAAACCACCAGCACTATTCAATCCTCATGATCTGGGAGGGCGAAGGTGAGCCCACGTAAGGAAATCATCGGGGAATGTGAACTGTGGCTGGGGGATTGCAGGGAAATCCTGCCAACGCTCGGCAAGGTTGATGCCGTCGTGACTGATCCGCCGTATGGTATCTCACATTCAAGCAACCATGGCGCATCTTGGCAAAGAACGCAGATTGCAAATGACGGGACTACCGAGGCGCGCGATTGGGTTGCCAAATGGTGCGGCGAACGTCCAGCAGTTTTCTTTGGTACCTGGAAGACGCCACCGACCGAAACAGCTCGCGCGTGTGTCGTGTGGGATAAAGGGCCTGCGTTTGGTATGGGCGATCTGTCGTTGCCGTGGAAGCCGTCGTTTGAACTGGCCTACATCTGCGGGGACGGGTGGAGCGGATCGCGCGGTGAAGGCGTCTTGCGCGGCTCCGTCGTTGTGTCGTGGGAAAGCGCTGGCCGTGTGCACCCTCATCAAAAGCCGGTCTGGCTCGTCGAGCATTTTTTAGAGCGGCTGCCTGACGCCAACAACATCCTCGACCCCTTCATAGGCTCTGGCACCACAGGCGTTGCCTGCGTGAAGCTGGGACGGCGCTTCATCGGGATCGAGATCGAGCCCCGCTACTTCGACATCGCCTGTCGCCGCATAGAGCAGGCTTACGCCCAACCTGATCTGTTCGTCGCTCCACCCCAGCCAAAGCCAGTGCAAGCGTCTCTATTCGAGGCCGCCGAATGACCCTCTGGAACCAAGCGGGAGAGCCGGGATGAGCGACAGCGCTTTTGCCAAAGCAAAAAAAGCATACTTTGAGACGGTTATAGAGACCGACGAAGACGCGCAAAGCATGATCGAAGATACGCGAACTCTGGCGGCCTGCATGCACTTTTTTCTCAACACGCTGCATCCAACGCAGATGATGATTGTCCTTGGCTACTGCATGGCAACGACCGCTAAGCAGATGGCAGATTGCAGCGATCAATCGACCGAATACTACTTGGAAAAGTTGGCAGACATCGGGCGAGATTGCATCAAGGATTTCAAGAACGGGGGGGACGAATGACCTCTGTTTCCGAAATGATCCTGCACCAACTAATCGAGGCAAAGATTATGGCACTGAAGCCCATGCCCAAGCTGAAAGGCATCCCCGTCAAGGGCACAGTGAAAGACGGCAAGTTCATCAAGGCGGACAACGCCCCGCCTCACGTTAGGCAAGCCCGCAGGCGGAAGGCAAACAAGGTAACGGGAGTGAGGGCAGCGAAATGAGCCACACATCAGAAGTCATCGACACTGAAGAGGCGATGAAAACTTTCCGCAGTGACGTGGCTGAAATCGACTTTAACGAAATAGACGTTGCCATTCTCGTCACGGCCGAAGGTACTCACGTATCAATGAACATCGTTGGTGATCTGTCTATGGCGGCTGCCACGTTGCGCGCCGCACTTGAGCAGGTTGAGCAGTCGCTTTCTGCATCGGCCAACTGAACGCCTACCGCGTGCGCGTCCCCGCAAGGGAGCAAACTGCATGACAGCAACACT